TGGGTGTATCCCTGGGGGGCCCCGCCCCACCCCCCCGCCCCCCGACTGATCACGATCAGAAGACCGGCGTGACCAGGCCGGTGCCCGCGATGCTCTGAACCGCGCCGGAGAAGCGGCGGAACGAGAACGCGAAGTACCCGTAGACCACCATCAGCACGCCGAGGCTCGCGGCCTTGGCCTGCTCCGCCCGGATGAACACCGGGGCGTTGGCGTCCTCCCACAGGTGGCACTCGTCGGCACACACAACGAAGACGGTGTCCTCGTTCGTGCCCACCCCGGAGTTGATCGGGATGTTGTTGTCGACGACAGCGGACATCCCGTTGGGGAGGATGCCGCGGACGCCGGACGCGTACGCGGCGGCGTTGTTCGTGCCCATGGCCTGGGTCGGGACGCCCGGCTGCGTGAAGGCGGGCCACGCGGTGGTGAGCTGGGACTGCAGCCAGTGCCAGCGCCGCGAGTGCATCACGACGTGGGTCGGCTGACCGAACCCGAGCAGTGACCCCTCCACTCCGGCGGCGGCGGCCGCGAGCTTCGGATACAGCTCAGCCGCCGTCGGCGACGCGTCGGTGTAGGCGTTGGCGGTGGCCAGCGCCGCCAGTCCGACGGTCGTCTTGTTGATGAGCAGCCGGTCCTTCTCCGTCGCGTAGCGGCGGAACAGGTCGCCGAGCGTGACGTCCTCGACGCCGGTGCCGCGCTCGATCGCCTGACGGGACAGCGTCTGCTGCCCTGCGGCGGTGAGCACGTTCTCGGTGAGGAGGGTGTCGTCGATGTCGGTCTCCGAGACCGCCGTGTTCTCCGTGGTCTGCTCCGCGGCAGAGGTCGCGGTCGTGATGCGGGAGATGTTGACGGTCATGCCATCAGCCGGCAGCGGGTGCTTGTTGCAGATGTCCGCGAACGGCGACATGTTCGCCACGGCGGGCGCGTACATGTCCGTCAGGTACTGCGGTACCACCAGGCCAGTGAAGGCGCCCGTGCCCGCCGCACGGTTGAGGTACTCGGCGCGCTCGACCCGCTCCTCCTGCATGTGCCGGTTGAGGCGCATGTTGGACTCGGGGTTCTGCTGCAGGAAGCTCGACGCGACGTCGCGCAGGAACATGCCGCCGTCGCGGTCGGACTTCTTGGTGTAGGTCCGCTCCTCCTGGCCGACGCGTGCGACGCGGTCGTAGGCGGGCTTGGTCGAGCCGGCGTTGGTCGGCGACCGCTCCTCGGAGTCGGCGGCGATCTCCAACTCTTCGACCTTGGCCTGCCGCGCGCGCTCCAGCTTGGAGCGGATGCCCACGAGGTCGTCCTTGCAGCGCTTCGAAGTGGCGTTCAGCTCGTCGCAACGGGACTGCTCGTCCGCGGTGAGGTTGGCGCGCCCTTCCTGGTCGGCCAGGTTGAGGATCATGGCGATCTCGGTGTTGCACTTGTCGCGACGCCGCGCCGTTGACTCCTCTTCCACCTCGATCTTAGTGATCAGCTCGTCGATCTTCACGACGAAACCTCGTTTCAGGTAGTCAAACGATGGGGTGGTTCTCGCGATCCCGGTCTGACTGCCGTCCATGCGAGGCTTCCTCGGTCTGACTGCCGAGGGGTCGTGCGTCCGCTTACCGGTTCGAATGCCGGCGTAGCGGGGAAACTTGGGGGCGTGCTCAGTCCTGCAGCATCGCCAGGCGGATCTTCATCAACTTCACGGTGGAGCCCTGCGGCTCGGCGGCGCCGTGCGCGTCCGCCGCGGTCGCCTCGCGCTGTTCCGGCGCGTCGACCTGAGGCGTGGGCGCGAGATCGGTGACGACGGTGTCCGCTGCCGTGATTGCCGGGACCACCAGGTAGTCGGTGGTCTCCGGGAGGTGTCGCCGCAGTTCGGCCAGCGCCTCGCGCTGCGCACCCTCGGGGAGTTTCCGCAGGTCGGCCAACAGTTCGGACTGCCGCGCCGCGACGGAGGTGTGCGGGGAGGCGCCGTAGTTGACGGCGGACACGTCGCCGCGGTCGAGGTCGACCTTGATGATGCGGAACTCGGTGTAGTCCTCTGACCATTCGCCGTCGTCGATGCGGAACGCGAACGACATCTCGGTGACGTCCCGATCCTCGACCGCGGTCACGAGGTCGCGGACGTCGGTCCGCTTCGGGTTGACATAGGCCGATGTGTTGAGGCCCTTGCCGTCCGCCTTCAGCTCGAGGGAGCCGTTGGTGGTGCGGGCCATCGTCACGCCGCGGTGGTTGACGAGGTAGGCGACGTCGGGGTTCTTCGACAGCGTCTCGTCGAACGCGCCCTGGCTGACGACCTCGTCGTACTCGCCGAACATGTCCCACATGCGGTACTTCTTCTCGACCACCGACGCGTAGCCCTCGAGCAGCACGCGCTCCTGGTCCTTCCAGATGACCGTGGAGGCACGGACTTGGGCGCCGAAGGCGTGGGATCGGGCGACGCCGTTCGGCATCGTGCCGGGGCTCGCGGCCGCTGCGGCGGCGCGGCGCTGCAACATGCTGCTGCGGTCCTCGGGCATGGTTCCTCCGGTCATTGCGGGACAGAGGTCCCAGTGGGTGCCGCCTTGGGCGGCCCGAACAGGCGATCGAACTCGGCGAGTTGATCGGTAGTGAACGGCGCGCGGTCGTCGAGGTGGCGCGCCTCGGAGGGAGCGAGGGTGCGGGCGTCGATCTGCGTCTTGAACATGTCGGCCCGTGCCTTCGGGTCCATTCGCAGCAGCGCGCCGGAGTTGAGCTTCACGTAGCGGGGCTTGGAGGTGAGGTCGCTGAGGTTGTCCTCGCGGCGCGCGACCGCCGGCCCGATGTGCATGATCAGAAGCTGGAGGTTCCGCTGCGTGATCGAGGCGTAGGTGATGCTGCCGGTGGAAACGGCGGCGTCGATCAGGTCGCCGGGGCAGTCGAGGAAACGGGCGACGTCGCCGATGCCGTACTTCTTCGCCTCGAGCCACGACGAGCCGGCCGCTTCGGACTGGATGAGGTTGAGCTCCCAGTCGCTGCCGGACACGAACGTGCCGCCCTGCTGGACAGAGGCTGCGAACCGGTCCTTGACCTCCTGCGCCTTGGGGCCAGGCAGGGTCTTCGCGGTATTCCTCAGGTGCATGGCCGGAACGCCGCCGGAGCCGAACCAGTCGAGCGCGAAGTCCTGGATAGACAGGTACTCCCCGATCGTCCACGCCGCGTACGCGATCGGCGAGAGACCGACCGGGAGGCCGGACACGGTGTATTGCTTTTCGTGCCAGACCTCGTCCGGGTCGTAGTGTTTGCCGCAGATCCGATAGCGCCAGCCGTCCGGGGTCCTGGTCGTGACAGCGTGGGGGACCACAGCGCACTCGCTGATTGGCTGCAGGTCGATCCTGGCGGGGAGGCCGCTCGCGTGTGTCTCGGTGATCAATCCGATGGCGTTGCCGGCCCGGTCGAGGTCGATCTGGCTGGAGTACAGCCACTCCTTGATCTTGACCCGCTTGCCGCCAGGGTTCACCAGCACCGGTGGCGGCGGGACCTCGACCTGATGCCCGTCGACCTTGCGGTACACGTCGACCGGCATCGTGGAGATCAGGTTCGCCCGGAGCCGGAGGCAGGCCCACACGGCGGAGTGGCGCATCGCGGTGTCGTTGGTGACCATCGCGCGACCGCTCGATCCGGCGCCGACACGCCTGATGTGGTCCTCGGCGGTCATGCCTTGGAACGCGCGGCGCTGCGGCCCGAACAGGCTCACGTCCCGCGCTCCCCGGCGCCGCCCTTGCGGTTCGCCAATGCCTCACTTGCCCGCACGCCCAAGAACACGACGACACCTCCGCAGGCGATGGACCATCCATGGATGAGCGGCCACAGTCCGACGGTCGCGCCGGTCGCGAGGGCGAGGACGGCGAGCAAGTCGAGGAACGTGTTGACCAGATCCTCGACGATGCCCTGCACGAGGCCCCCTCAAGATCAGTAGACGGAGTCGAGAACGTCGTAGTCGCTGGCCACGAGATGGGTCCAGGACATGTAGAGCCAGCGCGCGACAGTCACGGCCACCAGCGGCGTGATGTCACCGCCGGAGTCCTTGCGTGACCAGCCGATCGCGTCGCCCGTCTCGCGGGTCCGGGCCGACTCGACCGCGACATCCAGCGGTCGTTGGCCGAGGTGTCGGAGCGGGAGACTCAATGAGCCGTCCTCGTTCCGCGCGGGCCGACAGACTTCGAGCATCTGGCCGGTGGCCGCCGCCATCTCCCCGGCCTGGACGACCGCGACGTCGCCGCGTTCCGGTTCGGACGGCTCGTCGGGCCGGGCGAAGTCGTTCTTCAGCAGGTCAGCTTCAAGGGACTTCCAAGTGCCGCGACCCATCGCGTAGCCGACCGGGTCGAGCCGACTTCGCAGTTCGACGAGGCGGGGCACGATCCAGTCGGTGCCGGCTCGGACGTCCATCAACTGCAGGTGCTCGAGCAGGTCACCGCGGCGGCCGAAGAGTCCGATGGCCGCGTAGTCCCGGGAGGGGGCGATGTCGACGCCGATCGTCACGTCGCCTTCGCGATGAGATTCCGGGTCGGCGAACTTGCGCCATACGTCGATGTCGATGGCGCCGCCTGAGCCGACCGGCAGTTCATGCCAGCCCAGTCGCTCGCGGCCGAACTCCCGTGGCTCGAGCGTCCGTCGCTCGGCGCGCACGTAGGCGTAGGTGATCCGCTTGCCGACGGTGTGGTTCGCGTTCGGCCAGCGGGTCTCGTCGTCGAGTGCGCAACCCTCGGTGTCCACGACGTGCGGGCACTTCCGGCCCTGCTCGCACGGCGGGTCGTCCCACGATCCCGGCGAGCAGTACTCAACCCAGATCAGCGACTGGTCGCCGCCCTTGCGCCCGCGCTTCGTCAGGTTGTGCAGGTGGGTCGAGGTCGCCTTGCCGGCACTGGACCCGTAGTTGATGTGCGGGTCTGGCCTCGCGGACAGGACGGGCATCAGCGCGCCCATCTCGCCCGCGCTGAGGAACAACGCCTCGTCCATCACGACGCGCTTCCCGCCGAGCCCGCGACCGCCACCGGAGGAGCGAGCGAGGAACTCGAGCTTGGCGCCGGAGTGAAGTTCGATCGACTCCTCGCCGTGCGAGAAGCTGATGTGCTTCACCCGCCGCGACAGCTCCGGGGATGTCTCGATGCAGGTGCAGAAATCAGTGAACGCGTCCCGGCTGGTGCGGAATAGGTGCGCCGTCCACACGATCCGGTCTGGCGGGAGCAGCCACAGGTCGAACATGACGACCGGCAATAGGACGCCCGCCGACTTGCCGTTCTGGCGGGCCTCGAGGATCCCGGACTCCAGTGCGGCCCATGTCCCGCCGGGGCCGTAGGACAGCAGCGCGTCGATCGCGAGGCGCTGCTCGTCGTCGGCCGCTCGGCCTGCGGTGGCAGCCAGGTCGACAGCTTCGTCGCCGTAGGAGCCGCGCCGGGGCGGGATCCACAGGTGCGCGGGCTCGATCACACGCGCACCTCCGACGTTACCGGTCAGTACGGGTGCGCGGCACTATCAGGCGCCGGCCGCCTTGCTCCTGCGGCGATCCGCCAGCTCGTCGAGGAAGTCGCTCTTCGTTGGAGCGTCCTTCAGGGCCACGGTCATCGCGGCGCGCAACTCCTTGGACAGAGCCGCGGCACCAGAGGCGGTGTGCTCGCCCGCCGCGAGGAGCTGGGCGAGCAGCATGACGTGGGCGCCCTCGGGCGTTTCGAGCCGCTCGGCCAGTTCGAGGTGCTTGCGGTAGGTGTCCTCGAGCGATACGGGGGGGCGCGACCCAGTTGGCTCTTCGTGGTCCAGCAGGGGGATGACGCGGGGGTTCTCGCGGTTTCGCGGGGGCCTGCAGGTCACGCAGTACTTGCGTGGCCGTGCCGAGCCCCGCTGAGGCGGGATGGTCGCGTCGCAGTCGGGCGTATGACACACCTTGCTCATGTCCGCCTAGCCGATCAACGCCAACTGCTCGCCGCCGCCTGCGGCACCCTTGCGGGCGTTGCAGAGGTAGTGAGCTAGCTGCACGTTCACTCGTAGGTCGGACCCACCCGCCGCCAGCGGAATGACATGGTCGATAACCGGCGCCGTCGCGTGCGGTACCGACTTGAACATCTCAACCCGGTCGCCGCACAGTCCGCAGCGAGATCGGTCCCGCATCGCTATCTCTGCGAGCGTGTACGGCTCCGTTCCGGCCTTCCGAATCTGCGCCCGCCTGCGCCGGTTCTTTTGCTGAGACCGCTGCCGCTCCCTCTCGCGGCGCTCGGCGAGCTGCTCCGGGGACGCCGGCGGAGCGAGCGCCGCCCTCCTCTTTTGCGCGCACCCGAGAGAGCAGTGGGCCTGCTCCCTGCCTCGCCGCGACTCGGGGCGAAACGACTCACCACAGTGCGCGCATGGTCTCCATGGCGCTCCAGTCCACGATGAATCTTCCTGCCGCCGCGCCCTGCGACACGGGCGACATAGCCGCTGGTCAACGGGACGGGAACCAGTACCCGACCACAGCAGTTGGCCGCAACTTGAGCAAGGGCAGTCCGGTCTCCGAGACACCGGGAGTCACCCCCAGCGCCTTTGTCGACGGCTTAAACCTTTTTCGGAGAGATCAAAACTGGAAGGGGCGGGCGGGTCTACCTCGGTCGATCATCAAAAACTCGGAGGTCGTTCGCCCGTTCGGTCTAACGTCAGACGCTCGACGCGTCCACGCTGAGGTACTCGCGGACTCTCTGCGTCAGCACTGCGCAGGGTTGGCCTTGGCTGCACGCGCATCGCGATCGTTCGATCTTGCGTAATCGGTTGGATCGCGCGCTGTTGCATCCTCGGTGGGCGAGGCGGAGGTTGGTGCGTGCCAGTGGCTGGCCACCGTGGCACAGCTGCACCAGGTGGTCGGCCGACCTGGCCTTGGACCGCTGGACCGGGAGCGTCTGGTCTACCCATCCGAAGCACAGCCAGCAGTGGGTCTCCCCCTGGTATACCTGGGCCTGGACGGTGCGCCACGCTCGACCTGATCGGCCGGGACTGCGGGCTGCGTCGGTCATCTACCTGGCGGGCTGGGGCGCGGTGGCCAGGGCGAGGAGTTGGCGTTCGAGTCGGGCGATCAACGAGGTGCGGCGGTTGCACCACACCCGGAAGGCCCGGCGGTCCCCCTTGTCGAGGGCGGCGTCTATCTGCTCGTTGGTGTTGCTCAGGCTGAGCTGTAGCCCGGTGATCTCTCCGTGCATCGCGGGCTCATGCCGCGAGTCGGAGGATCAGGTCCACGCCGGCGAGGATGCAGCCGACGATGGCGGCGCTCATCTTGATGCCGTCCTTGACGGGCAGCACCATGGCGAGCCCGATGAGTAGGACAGCGAGCGTGAGGAGCACGGCGCGGAAGGTGGTCATCGGTACTCCCCGGTTCCGAGCGGGTCGCGGACAGGGTGATCGCGGACGCACGCCCACGTGCCGTCGTCGGGATGCAGCCTGACCGGGACGCCAGCGGTGGGGATCCAGCCGCCCTCGTTGTACATGGGGGCTTCCATCAGTCCTCCCGCTTCGGCGGGTCGTGCTTCGCGCAGAACCCCAGTGCGACGTAGCGGCTCACCCAATCCTCGATGGGTAGGTCCCACGTCTGGACGCGGTACACGACGGTCGCTGGTTCGCCACAGTGGTCCATCGGGGCGGGGCGGTCGACGGGCCAACCGCACAGGACTCTTGCTGCCACGATGCGCCTCCCCCTGGATACGACGAAACCCCCGGCGTGATGTCCGGGGGTTCGTGGTCTGGATAGCTCACCCATGGTGATGATGGTCATCATGCATCACCGTCAACCCGGTTGTCCATCTGGGCCGGGTTACGGCGTGTCGGCCCTCATGGCCGGGTAGACGATGTGCCAGTACTCCCAGATGTAGATCCCCAGATGTTCGGAGGCGCTGTCGTAGCCCTCGCATCTGAGGTACTTGTTCGGCGTCCACGTGCCGTCGGAGAGGCGGCGCAGCCAGTACTCGACTCGCGGAGACAGCGCAGGTGGCGGGTCGTTCCAGTAGTCGTAGTGGTCCACGACCGCCGCCGGCTTGTGGCCCCATGGAGGTGCGGTCACGGCTTCCACTCCTCCAGATAGCCCTCACGGTCGGCTAGCGGCAGGGCCAGCAGTTCCAGCCCCCATCGCGCGGTAGGCAGCTCCCCCTCGCCGGCGAAGTCGCCCAGTCCGGCGAAGCCCTCGACCAGCCTCCGCTTGGCCGCCGCGTCCGCAAGCCACCAGTCGACCATCCCGCAGTCACAGGTCCATCGGTCTCCGACGATCGCCGGGGTACCTGCCGGGACCGGCTTGAGGGTTTGGCAGGTACGGAGGTGGAGGTCGGGCATGTTGTCGTCAGCGAACTGCTCCATTAGCCAGGCTGCGAGGTCGGCAGTCATGTCCGACCTCGCGCGTCAGCGGCTGCGATGTCGCCATCCTGGATGACCACCTGACCTCGCAGGACTCGGACCGTAGCGATCGGCGTCTGCTGCATCGAGGCGTTGCGGATCACCGACGGCGGGGCTGGATCGCCCATCGTCGGGACGCCCATCAGTACTCGGACCTCCGGCTCCGGCCGGTCGCATCGGGTCTCCTCGACCACCAGGTCCCGCCGGTTCAGGGTGCCGAACATGTCCGGCGGCTGGACCTCGACCCGATGCCCGTCGACCATCACCGCCAACGTGGGCGGGTGACACGCCCGCACCCGACTGGCGGGGCATTCGAAGGTGTGCTCCTGCTGTGGCAGCGGACCCCATCTGACTGTCCACTGGCCCGGCGTTTGGAACGTGACGGAGCTGCCGTCGACGTCAGCGAGCGCGGCGGTGTCGCCGTGCCAGTACACGAACCGGCCGGCGTCAACCTCCACCCAGGTCTTCGCTGGAACGGTCATCTGACTCATGCTGCTTGCCCTTTCCTCGGTCTGGCCACCCACTCGGCAGCCAGGTCACGCACATCCCCGAACCGGTACAGCGCGTTCCCGACGTGGTCCCGCTCGCTGACGTCGATCCGCTGCCTCGCCACCCACGAGTCCCACGTGCCTCGCGGGATCGTCTTCCCCATGAGCAGCTTCACCCATGACAGGCACATGTGGGCTGGCAGGTGCAGATCGGAAGCTCCAGCGGTCATCCACGCCCGGCGTTCGTCCACCGAGTGCTCGGCGCCGCAACCCCGGCAGGTCACCCACTGCGACTCGGGTTTCGCGTAGAGGAACTCCGGGCAGATCTTGTCGTCCTCGAGGTCGGCACCGCACAGCCCGGCGAGGAGGAGGTCCGGCGCTCGGTCGATCACCTCGTAGGCCTTCTTCACTGCCGAGGCGATCTCATCCACCGCTTCGCCCGCGGCCGGGTGCATCGCGATGGAGTGGGCGTACCGGAGTAGCCAGCGAGCGCAGACGACCGCGAACCCGTCGTTGCCGGGCAGGAGGTGGTTGTGCTGCCCAGTGTCCTCGTGGAGCACTCTCACCCAGCCTGTGACGGTGTGCTGGATGACGTACAGGGCTTCGCTGGCCGGGGACTTGAACGGCAGCGCCGACTCCCCACCTCTCCTACCTCCCGAGGAGCCGAGCTTGTCCATCCTCGCCAACGTCGTGTTGAGGTCGTCGATCAGGGCTGGGATGTCGCCGAGGTCCCGCGAGAGCTGCTGCTGGCAGATCTTGCAGATGAAGCTGTCCGACATGGTCGGGTACTCGCAGTGAGGCGAGGAGCAGGTAGTCATCGACGCCTCCGGGCGAGCTGGCGGGGCGCGTGCTCACGGCGGTCGGGCCCGGTGGCGCCCCGGTCGATCAGGGCCTGCCAGTCGCGTGACGGCAGGGCCGGCAAGACCGCTGGCGGTGGCGAGTGAGGCAGCGACGTTGCTGGCCGCCACTCGAAGTCGAAGTCGGCGCCGAACGGTTCAGCGTTGCCCGCCAGGAGGAGGCCCTCAGGGACGTCGAAGACGTGGGCGACGTCCGACACCGTGATCTGGTTGATCAGCCCAGTCGGCTGCCAGTCGCGGATCTCATCGAAGATCGGAGGGCCAGCAGTGAGCCCACGTCGACTGCGCCCATTCTGCCGAGCCTGGAAGGACACCCATCCGCTCGACAGCCGGGCGAGAACGCGGTCGCTGTCCGGGATCGGCTCCCACAACCGTTGAACGCTCGCCTGGAGTCGTTCCATCGCGGACTCGAACCGCGATGTGTCGACGCGGAGTTCGAAGGTTAGGCTGCCGCCATAGCTCAGCGGCGGACTCATCCCGTCATCTGGGTGCTCCGGTGTCACCTCCGGGCTGTACATCTCGGTCAGGTTGTAGGCGTGCTGCGGCAGGTCGGACGGCTCGTCGTAGCCGACCAACTCCACGATCTCCTGCTTGGCCCGTAGCCAGTCGGTCTGGCACCAGTCGCCGCAGAAGTCCAGGGACGGGCCGTTGAGGTCGAGAGGTTGTCGGCAGTGGCCGCACTCCTGCACCGCGAGGGTTTCGATGGCGTCGAGGGTGGCCTGAAGGTCGGTCATTGCGGGGCCTCCCACCGCTTCTTAGCCCGAGAATGGTTCCGGGTACCGACAGCCACCGCGAGAGACGCCAGGACCACTGCAGCGACAACCAGCCATGCCGGTGCGGTCGTGTCGCCCTCGGTGAACGCCGCGATCGACAGCCACACCACACCTGCGGCAGCGAGAGCGCCTGCCGTCAGCATGCCGGCTGTCACCCACCGCAGGATCCGGTTCTCGGAGACGTTGTACTTATTGGCGGTCATGGCTTCTCCATCCGGTCAGAGGCCCGGTACAGCCGGTCGGTCATGACGCCTCCAACCGGGTCGTGCCCCGGCGCGGCTTTTCCCACAGCAGATGGAATGGGCCACGCACGCCGATGTTGTGCCGCTCGGACGCCTCCAACGCCGCCAACACCCGCTTCTCCGGATCCAACCCGAGGTGCTCGGTCGCCGAGAGTGCACCCAGTGACACCTGCTCGCCTGACCCCACCGCGGCGTAACCCTCGACGTGCTCGCCGACCTGCCAGTCCTGGTCGATGCGGAACAGGTGGCCACGGACGCCGACGAGCAGGACGCCGCCCAGTTCGCGCTCGGACTCCTTCGTGGCCCACCCGCCGTCGCTGAGTGCCTTACGTGCCGTATCGACCCACGTGGTGCACATGAACCGCTCCAACGACCCCCTGCCGGGCGCTGGGGGTTTGAACGACCAGCGGAGGATCTGGCCCATCCTGAACGAGGTGGTGAACCCCATGACGTAGGGGCCGTTCGCGAACACCTTGGCGTCCTTGCGGATGCTCAGCGTCCAGCCGCCGACGCCGCCCGAGTCGGCTCCGATGAGGACCTTGTCGTCATGCACTAGTCCGACGATGGCGGTCATGGCGTCCTCCCGAACATCCGACGGAACAGGGTCGACAGCCAGCCGCGCATCGAGTCCACCTGCGGGGTCTTGGATGCCACCTGCGGGTTTGCGGCACTCGCGGCAGGCTCGCGGGGCGGCAGACCGAACGGCATCGCCGAACCGCTCAGCACGTACACCCGGCCAGGCTCGGCGAACTCGGACACTCGCACCTCGATGTTGCCGGGAAGCGAGTACGACGCGGTCTTGACCCGTTCCTCGTCCGCAGCCGAGCACAGGATGACCTGGCGGCGCGCTTCGAGTTCGGCGGAGACCTCACGCAGCCGCTCTAGCGGGGACGGCGAGGCTACCCGTGCGGCCTCTATCTGCAAGCCTCCGGCCGGGACGGTGAAGCCGGCCACGGATCGGGTGACAGCTTCGTTAGGCAGAGGTTGGCCGCCCCGCTCGGCGAACAGTTTGCGGTCGTAGCGGAGTTGGCACGCCTCCGAGCAGAAGAACTCGACTACTGCCGCGTTCCGGCATCCAGGGCCATGACAGCGGGAAGAGGTCATGACGAGCCTCCCGACAGCGCTGGCCGGAGCGGCGTCAGGAATTCCACGTCCCAGCCGCGCCGCGAGAACGGCCCGAGGAGGGTCGCGCCCATGTCAGCGTCGTAGGCGGCGACGAGCAGCCGCAGCACGTCCACGTCGGCCCACATGCGGGTCCGCACGTTGTAGACCTCACCGGCCGCTGTCGCGAGCGCTTCGACCTCGGAGAGTTTGGTGAGGAGACCAGACACCAAGTCAGACATCGGCCCGCTCCGTCCGCTTCGCCAGCAGTCGCTCCCACCGCGCCCGTTCCCTCGGCACCACGACCTCCACTGCCAGCCGCACCGCCGAGTCCAGGTCGAACCGGAACCGCTGCTTGAATTCGTCACTTCGCTCTGACGGGATGTGCTCGTATTCCGGCTTGCCGTCGGCGTCGTGGCAGAAGCTCCGGGACAGCACCGCCCATCGGTCGTCTCCGCGCTTCGCGACCGTCACGGTCACCGCGGCAATGTCCCAGAACTCGTGCCCTTCGGGGTAGATCGGGAACTGGAACTCGGTCGCGTAGTCGATCAGGCTCGCTGTCGGGTCTGTGCTCATGGGGTATCCCCAACCGACCGGGCGTGCGCCGCTTTCGATGACCACCCGCACGACTTGCACGCCGTGTGAAGTCCGTCCTCAACGCTGGACACAGACCCGAACTCCGGGTGCCCCTCGCCGCACTGCGGGCATACCGCGAGCCGCACGATGTCCTGCCAGAACTCGTCGTCGGTCTGGTCCGCACCCGGCCCTGTCATGCGGTGTCGGTGGATCAGCCGGACGTCCTCATGCTCCCGGCCTTCGTCGCTGGCCAACCCGCAGTTGTCGCACACGGTCTCGATCGTGCCGACCGGGCTGTGGAAGTCCGGATACTCCGCGCCGCAGTTCGGGCAGTCCGCGAGCCGGTCAGCCATCACTGTCCTCCACTAGTTCGGGGCACGCCAGAGCAGCGAACTTCACAGCGGCCGTCTCTGACTCGGTGATGTACAGGTGACCTCGACCCATCTCCGCCATGGCGGTCATGTGTCCGGCCGACGACCGGAGCCACGCTTCGAGGTGTGGGGCGAGGAGCGGACCCATCGTGGCGATCCAGTCGGCGTCACCCATCTTCGTCACGTGCCCGTAGCAGTGACCGTTGCAGCACGACGAACTGAACAGCGGCCGGCCCTCAACGTCGAGGACATTCGGCCAGTCGCCCTCGTCCCGGTCGTGGACCGTCGACACCCACGGACCCTGCGTCGCATTCGCCGCTCGGTCTCGGAGGCGGTCAGCAGCCGCCAACAGCAAGGCGCTGGGAGTGGTCACCGAGCATCACCGAACGCTCGCGCGACACGCGCGTCCCGGTCCGGCGCGAGCAGGTCATAGATCGTGACCGGGTGACCGAAGGAAATCCCCGCGAGGCTATCGGGGGTCAGGTGCAGATGCGGGCCACGTGCCCGGAGTCCGGCGAATGCCAGGTCCCACTGCGTGCTGTCGGGCAGGTCGTACCAGATGTCACCGTCAGGGTCGTCCGCTGGCGGCTGCCAGTCTGCGACGTAGCGGTTGGGGAAGGACTCGCACACGGAGTACGAGGCGACGACCGGGCCGGTGTCAGGCGCTCGGAGAAGTTCCACTAG